TGGGTCGCCTACAGCGGGAGACGTATAGCCTGAATCTGCCAAAAATGTCTGCTCTAGATCTGGAATTACCTTAGGTCCTACACCGTCAAAACTCAATTCTGTTCTTCCTCCTCAGGGTCCTGATGTGTTATATCCGCGGTTAAGCTACCCATGCGTTTTGCAGCAGCGGCTAATTCGAGCCCAGCTTTCTTCAAGTTGCCTTTCGTTGCAAACATGTTGTTGAGTTTTTGAGCGTCGTCAAGACCTGCTCCCATACCTAAGCCGGGTCCTGACTGGCCTTTTCCGTTTGGTCGGGGTTTAGGAACTGCGGCTTCAACTGCGGCTTTGACAGTGGCTTCTATCTTAGCTTCCAGTTTCTTTTCATTGTCCGCTATAGCGGCTTTGCAGGCATCCATGATCTGCGATGTATTCTTTGTTAATTCGTCTTCTAGCTGTTGATATGTCAATTCCGTGCCAGCTTTTGGTTTTTCACCTGGAGCTGTCGGAGCGGTTGGTGGCTGATTTTCACCTGAACTCATTTTATTTTTTTCTCCTTTTTTGTTAAGCCCGTGTAAGTCAGGCTGTAACTTTGCTTTCAGATCCTTCAATCCACAGGGGCAAAGGGATCTATCCGCACATTCACAGATAGATGCAATAAGCCCTCGGCGCTGTGATTCATCCATAGCCGCAGCGAACCCTTTGAAGTGAAAAAGATTATTTGGGTAGGCTCCCTCGGCGACAATGCTGAGCTCTAAGCAGCGAGGTTGATGCACGACTTCCCAAGCGCCGGCGCATAGGTGAATCATGACCATGTCGGCGTCTCGGGTTTTGCCCTGGCATAAGCTGCAGACAATGTTATCTGAGACGACTTTGGGGCTAACCATCCGCAAATATTTCTTTTCAATCTGGGTCAGGAGCACCGGATCGCCTGAGACTTCAGCTTGAAAGAAAACCTGATCGCCCACACGCCAAGCCTTGGTAACGGCTCCTTTTACGCTCTCAGTAGTGAGCCCATGATTAATCCGAAGACCCGCTTTGTTGACGGTCTCCACGAAGAAATCTAAGTCTTCAGAAGGGACTTGCCAACGGTTTTTGTTAACTGAAGAATCAATTGCTTGGCCTTCTATGATGCCTGTTTTTCTTATGTCATCAAGACTGGCTTTTACGTCGACATCATAGAGCAATTCCAAAGTTTAGTTCTCCATCAAAATTTCTGTTCTTTTCGAGACTTTTTCCAATCGTCCGTGAACTCTAAAGACGCACAATTCATAATCTTGAGGAATCATCTTATTACGAGACAGGCGCTTAATGTGAAAAAGTCTACCGCGACGAAGATTATTTCAATATGTATCATAGCCGTTGGAGTAGCCTGCCTATTGCTCATGGTGTTAGCCCCCCAAATTTCGGCTATAACAAATCCCCCACTTATCATTAGAATGCCATCTGAAAGTTTAACTCTAAATGTTCAGGGTGTTTCAGAAAATAACGGATATTGCAATGTCTCTTTATCGATACATAATACAAGCCGCAGTTCGGTAACTTTGGATAAGATCCAAATGCATGGAGCTAGCGTTGTGACCTTCATCAATGGCACTGAAATTATTGATCCAAGCCAAATGAGCTACGGTCTTAAGAGCGATGATACTCTCCAAGTCAATCTAATAGCGCCAATTGCTAACTACACACCAAATGCAACCGTTCCCGTAGCAGTTTACACACCACAAGCCATGTATTACGCAGAAGCTATTCTTCCATAATTTCGCGTTATAAAAGGAAAGAACATTGAGATCAAGTTCTTTGATAATCTGACTGCTTAACACAGTAGCATGCACAATTCGGGTGAACATTGCAAGCGAAAGTATCCTCTGCGACAAATACCCCGTATGGAAAAATATCCATTAAATCGTCGGGATCCTCAAGTTCATATTCGTCGCCGCTGTAGTCGTCGCATTTCTTGCAAGTGTTAGGATTACCCGAATTAACGAACAGCCAGGTAGAAAATTTGATTGTGGGGTTTACGACGGCTGCTTCAAAGCTTCTGACCACGATGACGGCTTTAACCGCCCCAATCTCGTTAAGGCAGAGCTCGCACAAGATATGATGCTCCGTTCCCGTCCTTTACAACTTTAGTGGGAAATCCGCCAGGCGCTTTCTTTGGAGCTCCAGGTGTCTCAAATTGCCGTCCTTCAGGCATCGTTTGCGCCGGAGTGGTTACAGACTTCAAAACCCCCTCGATTTTTTCAGGTAAGCCCAGTTCGCCACGTGCTTCCTTATCGCCCATTAACATGTTGTTGTAGAGGTCGATGACGCGGCTCATCTTGACGTCTGTGGGCGGCTCCCAAATCGGCTTCCACTTTATCTTTGGGATCTTATCCGGTATTATCAGCGAACTTGGGAAGTCGCCGCGTAGGATTAATGGGAAAAGCTGCATCTCGTAGACGCCGCTGCGGTGTTTCTGACGCATGCGCAGCCTTGTTATGAACTCTTGCATTACGATGTCTGACGTGGCACGGTTTGCGCCTTCGGGTTCTCCTAAAAATATCTTGGGCACGCCCAGCTGAGAATCACGTTGCCTCTCTAGATACTGGATCCACCATTCTGCCTTCAGGTCCTTAGTCAAAGAAGACATTGGATTGACTTTCACATCGCCTCTAACAGTCAGATCCGTGCCTTGATCACGGGTGGCTAGGGTGTTGGACATAACATCGAGCTGCGGGTCGCTCCAGGGCTCGGGGTTTCCAGGTGCACCATCACCGCCGCATTGAGCGATCAGCATTGGCTTAGTGTAGATTTTCATGATTTTTGCCATATCAACTTGGAAGTCATCGATCAAAGCTTGAACCTGCAGAATGCTTCGCAGTGAAGAGGTTCCGTAGGCGTTCTCGAACTGCCAGCTGGAGATGTTATTGAGGGTTCGATAGATCTCTTCTGGGTCAAAAACTACAGGTGGGTAGCTCTGCAGCTGAGCATAGCCAAAAATGTTTTTGTAGCAGTCTTGACGAATCCGCATATATTCCGGGTCAAGGGTTTTGAGCCACTCAACTTTGGCGGAGTCTTCATCCATCACGGGTTCAGTGTAAGAGGTGCCAAAGACCTGCGCGTCTTTCTCTTCCGTTCGCATTGTGTCAAGCATGTCATGGGATTCGATCCATTCTTCAAGGAAATCGCGGAAGGTGTTGGTGCCGCCTTCCAGAGTGAACCCGTTTGAAATCTCCAAGTTAACTTTGACGTCGACGCTGGCCTGGATACGCGGGACAAAACTGTAAAGCGCCTTGAACTTGGGCAGGTCCTCAACGGGTGTTACTCCCCAGATCCGATCCCAAAGCGACGTGTAGGGGCTACTGACAAAGCCGATGCCAGAGGCTTTCAAGTTGTAGTTGTTGACGTATTGCATTAAGCTCCAGTCGCCACGCCAAGCAACCGGAACCTCTGTTTCACGCTGGGAAACCGCTACGGCGTTTGGCACGTTGCGCAGCATGTTAGGCATCGAGAGTGACAAATCTTTTCTCAGCAGAACCAGCTAAAATCCCTCATTGTTTCTTTTCAGGTTCAGATTTTTTAGGGTCTTCAAGCGTGATAGAAATTTCTATTTCATCAACTATAACATTCTTGAATTGTTCTACCCCATTGATGCGAATATGCAAGCCACGCATCCGTGATGCATGTTCCATGCCAAGAACTTTGACAATCTCGTCTTTTGCACTTGCAGAAACCAAAATTTCATCGACCGTTTTTTAATCATCCTCGATTGGTTGTTTTTTCTTGATTACAGCTACGCCTTTTCCTTCAGGCATCGCGGTGACGCCTAGAAGGTTGCGGGCCATGACTTCCACGCAGTCCAATGCGTCGTCGTGTGCGCTTCTTGGGAATTGGACCCACTCTTGGTAGAATTCGCTTTGCACATAAGGCCAGGCAGGGTTAAGGGTTGCACGCCTGGATTCAAAATGGCTGCTTAGCGGGATTAGGCGTTCTTCTTTGCCTTTGCTGGTTACTGTGGGCACAATGGGGAGGCCTTGCAGCTGGGGCATGTACATGATTACTTTCTGGAAGGCATTTGACTCCACATATATCTTGGCGTACTTGTGGATTCCGTGAAGCTGCAGCAAAAGTTGCATCGCAGCAGGATACGGCAATAGCTTAGCGTAAACGTCATGGAGATACATCCGGTTTAGAACGCGGTCATAGCTGGCTGTTCCGACTGCGAATAAGTCGCCTTCGCCTAGAGCTGGGTCTACACCGGCGTATTTTGGCAGATTAGGTGAGGGCACAAAGTTGTTATCGATTTCATTCCAGGGATGCAGCCACTCGGACTTTAGCAAGTCACCCGTCATGCTTGTGGGGTCGTTTTGGTATTGGCTGTTAAAGTAAACTGTGCCGATCTCGTCTTTTTTCTGCATTAAACGCTCGTAGGGCCATATTTGCGGCCAGAGCACGCGGGGCGCTTCGCCTTTCTCAATGTTCGCGTAGTTTTGGATGGCTTTGTAAATTCTGTAGGGCCAGCCTTTGCCGCCTTTCTCCGCAGGCTGAATCAAGTCGTTGTAGAGGTCTGCGTAGTGCCATCTGGTGCCGATTGCTAAAGTGGCGCCATGGGAAAACAGGGTTGTTAGCAGGACTTTGAAGAACCAGCGGCTGACCTTCTCTATCTGGTTTGGTGTGTTAACGTTTTCTTCATCAATGATGTCGTCGGCAATGATTAGGTCAAAGCCACGACCTGTTAAGGAGCCGCCTAAACCGCAACCGTACAGTGTTGGAAACTTGCTGATTGTTTTGCGGTTAACGAAGAACTCGCTATCGGTCCATTTCTGCGGGTTCTTTGGCTTTAAATC